CATCCAGATGTATCTCCAGATGGTTAGTGCCTACACCTCTTACCGAGGCAGCTTCAACCTGCTGATCGTAAACAAAGTTATAATTCCCATCATCGTGATAAATCGAAAGCACATCACTGATTACTGTACCTGGAGGAACTACGTCAGTGAAGTAGAAAGGTCCACCTGGCAGCCCTGGACCGCCCATTGAACCACCTTGGAAAAATGAACCAAGACCACTGGTATCAAAATTTGCCAGATCGAGATGAAGAATATCTCCTTCTGTCCAAACATCAGAGACAGAACCACCAGCTTTTTCAACATACTTGGCATCGTTGGCAAGTCCTGGAACAACTGGGCCAACTACACGATCACCAGGCCAGTAAGAGAAAACCACACGTTCTATAATAGGATTGTCCCCAAAACGTCGGGAAACATGGTCAAAGTCTCTGGTATGCTCTCCTGCTTGGGAGGTTGTTCGGCCTATTGTATCACAAACCAAACACCGCGTTGAAACATCACCATTCTCAGTACCTGAGTAAGCATGTTTATCATAAGAATCTATAGCCCATGTCTGATTGTTAGCATCCAGAAGGGACTGAATCTGATATTGAAGCTCACTGGTCAGATCAATTCCTGGAGGAACGATTGAACGGCGGAGATCCAAGAGATTATTTTGAGTAATGACATCAGCAAACTCACCATCAGGACGATCTGAAAGACCTGCACCGATAACTCCTAAAGGACCATCATAAGAAAGATGGTCATGACAAGGTGCCCCATTACTATTATCATCAGGGTCAAACCCTTCGGCTGCTGTACCAATAGAAGAAACATCATTATGACGGAAAGCAAAACACAGAGGGATTGCATAGATATACCCATCCAGAGTCCCTAAATCCTCCACAGACTGCGTTGAACCATCTCCTGATACCCATAGACCATTGTCCTTGATTGCATAAGCAAGAGCACTGGACTCTAACCATTCAGATTCCTGATCGGCTGGTACAAAAGGATATGTTCGGCTACCACCCACACTTAAAGCTGGAGTTGAACGTGGACCTTGAGCAATTACCAGAGGGGTAGTAGGATCTCCCGACACCCCATTAGAGAACCCGTCAGGGTGAGTTTTATAATTAATATCTTCTTCATCTGAATATCTGAACCTGTACTGCACTTGAACACGTTGAGCTGTTTCCTGGTTCACGACGGGATCAACGATCTCATCATCGAGCCATGTACTCTCAGGAGACTGAGTGTTTCCATGTCGAAACAGTTTACTTTGGTCAGCAGTAGGTTTATTTGGTCGGTCTGCACCGTCTTGCAACACTACCCCAGAAGCTAAGAGACCTACGGTAGTAGCACTCAAGGTAATAGCATTCCCAACGGCTCCAGCTACAACAGCCTGAATCTGAACAGTATCTGCATTAGCCAAGGCTACGACGAACCCATCAAAACCATTTGCAGGGTCATTAATAGCTGTCACAATATTTGATGCTGTAGTTACTTCATCATTCGGAGTTACTGTGAAGAATCCTACCGGAGCAGGGTTTGTCAGAGTTGCTGTGATTGAAACTCCGTTAATAGTGATAACTGCCCCACCTGTAACTAAAACAGCAGGGTCAGCATCTACCACTTGAACAGAACCAACAGCTGGCGGGCTTGGGGCTACCAAGGCTAACCAGACTTCTAACCATACGAAATCAGTACGTTTTGTTATACCCGTTGCATAAAGCCGAGGCTCTGGCAATTGGATTAAGTTTTCTTTTTCGGTTTCTGTATTTGTGTACTCAATAACAACCATTCTACCAGCCACTAGGGCTGTCAGTTTTGGAAGAATAAAAGAATTTACCAGAGTAGTTCCATCAATCAGAGGTGGGGTAGCACCTGAATCATCAGATACTCCTGAGCCATCTACTGTGGTGTAATCAAGATACCCATCATCTCGTGACTGACCTCGAAGCCAGCCAGAGTTCATGTGTTGAGCACGGTAAAGACGATTCTCCCATCGAGTAGCATCTTGATGTATCTCAAGCTCGGAGTCGAGAATAGGTTTTCCAGACTGCCAGATGACAGACTCAAAAGACTTATCCCCTGCACTTAAATCTCTGGAAACCGTATTGTCAACAGGGAGTACCCCTCCCACATCTCGAATACCAGAGTAATTCTTTTTATAATCTTTGGTTGCCATATCTCACCTTCTGACGGTTTTCATAATTCGGCAAATTAGAAAGTCAACCGCCACGTTATCGACAAAATGGCCGTCGAGGGCTTAGTGATCACACCGAATGTCAGGTAATTAGCCATCAGATCATAGTTAGTAGTATCAAATGAAGCATCGTAGTTAACACCACTATATATTGCTGGGATTGGATTTGCTGGGTCAGCAGGATGTATCAAGGCCATCTCATTCAAAGGACCGACAGCCTCTGCTTCTCCATAAGTCGTTGTGAAATCCACAATATTAGTGGGATAAGCAACAGCTACACCAGCAGCAGTTCTGAACTGACTGGATGCAAAAGCCTTACGGAAAAGTTCGGTATTTAAACTCCGCTGTCGTTCATCAGGAGCATCAGGATTCAAAATATTACCTGTGGCTCCAGTTCCGATAGCCAACATAGTAATACCATTGTTGGCACCTACAGTTGGATCTTGACTATTTTTGAATAATCGTGCAGCAATGATCCCTGAATCCAGGGTCAATACATTAGGTTTTTCCCACTCAACCAGAACATCACCTGTCTTGGCATCCCACATTTTCAAATGGAATGAACCGTTGGCTTTGGACATCAATGGAACAAGTTCTTCATAATGAGGTTGCAACATAACTTTCACCCCTTGACTATTTTTATTCATCTGTTCTTCAAAAAACATAAGCTGCCTCCTACCAAGGCTTTAAGATAACCACATTATCGTTAAACTACCCGTAGATAATACCCTCTAATAGTACTGTTCCGCTTAGTGCATCCCACATTTTAACAAAACAAGCACCATCACCACTTGGGTTCGGGGTTCCGTTAATATTAGGATCATCTGTTGAGGGGCCGCTTGGGGGAGTGTTGTCCATCAAAGGCCATTGAACAGTTTCAGTTAACGGGGCAATCCTCAGATACCATTCAGTATTTCGATTAACTTTACCTTCATCTCTTCCACGAGTCACATTCTCAGAGGGAAAGTTTGGATGTAAGACAGCAGAACCTGGTCCAAGAACCCCACCTAAAGGAGCCATCATTCCAGCTACCCAGTCAGGACTTCCGACGGTACCCATGTTCACTGCTGTCGGACCCATATAGTCCCCACCACTACAGAACAGAGTCTCACCTGGAGAACCACCACCTTGTTCAAAAGGCTCAGGCTTAGGGAAAGTAGTTTTCTCATTGAACCTTGTACCTGATGTCTCTAAAACATGAGCACCAACTGCTTTTCCCTCAGTTTCAGAGTACCCAGAGAAACCTTCGGGGAGCGTCCCTTCTCCTGCAATCTTTATCAGGCCATTCAGGCCACCATTTGAAACTTCCATGAACTGCATTGACTCATACAAGGTTTCAGCATCAACTTCATGCTCCAGAACCCTATAGGGGTTATCCACCACACTAGTATCTGTCGGGTCATAAGGATCGTTCAAAAGATCCCTGTAGATGATCTCCTTGTCAATACCGTTCGACTGATGCAACGGGATTGGTGGAGTACCCTCATTTAATCGAGTTACACTATCGGCCAGAGGCTGATTCTCAAGATAAGTTGTCGTAACCGGTTTGCCAGCCTGGAAGATAATAGTTACTGGGACATGTTCCCCAGAGAAATGTAAATCATTGTAGTTGGCATCCTGCCCCAGTGTAATCAACTGGGTTTTTGGATCAAATGTCCAGGATTCACTGGTATAAATAGTTCCTTCATCTATGATCTTGTAGATATCCTCAGCATACAGATGAGTTGGCAACAGAGACACTCGACGAGTATCAATCGTCTGCACGATGACATTCTCCATCGTTCGGTCTTTAGTCATCTCTCCACTGGTAATAACATTAACATGGTTAAGAACCATGTGTTGAGGGGCTATAAAATCATTTGTCAGAGCTTTGAAGATCCGATACCTGACCCAACTCCATCTCTGTTGAGTTACAGCCTGAGTATCAAAAGAACCAAATTCAATAGAACCAAAGGTTTGATCTACATTAGGTAGCTGTGAATATTGAAGGTTGATCCAGCCAGCAGAAGGTTCATTCGTCTGATTAATGAAGCCTGTCCCTGCCACATCCGACTCCGGTTGATAGTACGGGGGATAAGGAAGGTCAGGACGATACATTGTAACGCCCCAGTCAGGTTTCAGAAGGAGCCTAAACTCTTGATCTGAAAGCCAATCCATCTCCACAACGTCTGGTCCAACCTGAGCTGAGTTCGGAGCTGTAGAGGTATCTATACGAGGAATTTCCCAGGAGTTGATATGATCCTTATCACCACCATTCCAAATACCCACCGTTCGGACACATCCAGCAGCAGGAGTTGGGTGATAGGATATTGTTCTCCATCGAACAGTACTTGAAATCCCTGTGAGGCTTGTAGCTCCAAACAGAATAGTATCATTTGTTCCTGAACCGCCTGAGAACAAAGCCATGTTCAAGGTCGGGGTCATCAGCACATCATCAACGGATACCGATAAGACACCAACAGCACCCACAACCCTGTAGGTATGAGTTTCCCCATCTGTCCAGTCAAAGTCGTATTCATGAACAACAGTACCAGCTTGATCGAGCATTTGAATAGCTGGAACAACAGAATCCTTGAGCCTCAGACTCATTGAGTGAGTTGGTCCAATATCTGCCTGGAAGAATATACCTGTAAGATCACTGGAATCTGCTGTGTAAGCATCCACACCAATCTGAGCTTCTGCAATACGATAACCAGAATCCACAGTGAAATCAGTAAGATCAAGGAATGCACGATACCTTTGAGTCTGGTCAACTCCTTGTGTAATGATAAGATCATATTCACTTCGGAGAACCGTAGCATCAGAGCCAGAGATAATCTCCCAGTCCTGTTGGTCCGGATCTTGGATACCAGCCATAGTGATCGTAGGGATCGAGAACAACCGACGCCATTCTAACCCTGAGTACCCCTCAGCATATAGAAGGGTAGCTAATCGAACCTCTTTGGTTCCATTGTTGATAACAAGTTCAGCATCCCCAGCTCCTAAGACTCCAGAGTCTAACCGGAACTCTGATCGAACATCAACACCAGCATCTTCATTCATGAAGGGTTCAAGCCGAGAGAATCCAAATGTGTAGTCCAGAGTTTCACTAGCTACAGGAGATTTAAGAAGAAGTGTATCTCCTGTCTGGTCAATTACCCCTGTCCCGAAGGACTGAGTAGTAAACCAAGGGTAGTCAGGATTGTCTTGAGGAATAACACCCATCTCTGTCTGAACAACAATAGCAGGTACATTCAGAGCTGTGAAATCTGGGGTAATCCCATAACGGAAAAATGACCACTTCGTTTGATTAGCTGCCAGGTAACTCAGAGAACCCCAGAAGACTTGGCCTGTCCCTGTGATATCCAAAACTAAAGCTGACTCTGATGGAGCAGGCCATGGGTTCGTTACACCATTCAGATCAAAAACAGTTGCCGAGATCTCTCCTGAGATTTCTAAAGAAGCAATCTCATTCTCAAGGTCAGCTACAAAACGGTAAGTTAGAGGGTGTTCGTCCCAACGTACTTCGAACACGACCTCTGGGTTATCCTGGTTCCATAAGGTTGGGTCAGCGGGAAATCCTTCTTCAACAGTAATTGTCGTTGACCCATCACATTGATGGATCACTGAGGTAGCAGTGTAAACCCCAGCTTGAGCATGGTCAAAAATCTGGAACTGCATCCCAGATTGGAAATCGAGTGGAACCGAATCAGTATCAATACTGATTATATGAGTACTTGACACAGAAGAAGCTGCTGTTGGTCCTAAAATCCAGGACTCACGAAGCTCAAGTTTCTTCGGGTCAGATAAAACACCAAGATGACGAACCCCATTTATAACTAAAAGTCCTACTTGGTATAAGTTGTGGTTATCATGGAGTCCAAACCCTACACCTGTGAAAACTCCTTCGAGTGTATAATCTTCAACGGTGAACCTGGCAGCTAAAGTTGTTGCTGCTGGGAAAGTAAGATCAATCTCTCGATGATACATAGTTACTGTACGGAGGTCAGGCTCAAACTCTGAAGGTAAAGCATCTATCAAAGTGTAAGTACCGAGGCCAACGTCTACATAACCAGCATCTTGACCTTCCAGCACCCATACTGGAGAATCCTCGTCAGGGATTACAGTTCCTTCATAGGCAACGGTTTCACCAGTCATCGTCCGTTCAAAGTCATCCTCTGCTGTCTGGTATGGATCTTGATTTAAGATCATGCTTGTAGGATCATTCAACAGGGCAGAAGCATCTCTCTCAAAACCAATGTATCGGTGACCAATCTGTAATGGTTCAGGACGATCAATCGGGCCTAAGACAGTTCCCATCGGGAATCGTATTGGTACCTCATAGTCCTTGAAGGGAGGAACTTGTGGAGGTTGTGTTGGAATAAACACAGGTTCTAAGGGAGGCTGCCCATGATTAGGCGGCATCGTATGACCTGCTTGCCTGTCCCATTGGTTCAGCACCAGACCTGGAGTATTAAGTCCAGCTAGATCCACCATAGGAGTGGCCATCCAGTAATAGTTTACTTTAACTTCAGGAGGTGGAGTGCTTAATGCAATCGGAGTAACTAAAGTAATTTTACCTAGATAAGGATTGACCTCAGATACCACAACAGCAGAACCATTAACTAAGACTTCCACATCTTGTTTCGTGGCTGGAGTAGCATCACCCCAATCCTTAGTCATTGGTCCACGTTGAACCATGATGTAATCACGAGTGCCTGTGGAACCTGTGAAGGAAACACTAACATCCTCTTCTTCTACCTGCCGAGGTTTCTGAACACCTAACCGATCAACATCAACTTGATAAGCCTGACCGTCGGCTGCTTGAGACATTCTTCTCGATAGCCGTAGAATACTGGGAGCTATTTTTACTTTGGTGGAAGATGCAGTAACAAAACCTACAGGACCACCGTCCACGCCTGCCACTGTCTTCAATCTGTAAGAACCTGAGTTCGGTCCTGCTGTAAATGTGAGGATCTCTCCCTCAACAGCAAGTGCCCAATTCTGGTAAGGGTCGTCCAGCACATCTCCAACTATGGTTGCTGTTCCAGTTAGTAATGTTGGAGAGGTAGTGTATGCTCGTGGAACAGAATCATCCCCAACGGGGAAGAAGATCACTTCATCTACTCGGAAATTACCTGTGTAATCTTCGGGTACTTGAACAGGGGTTCCATCCTCTGTTCCCACATGCAAGGAGTTCGGTCCATCCAAGATCGTCAGGATAGCACCTGGTTGGATAGATGTGAAATCCCGTGTAGGATCAGTAAATAATGTTTTATCTACCAGAGTGCTTCCTGATGTCCCAGTTACACTCTTGGCACCTAACCAAAATCGACGGAAATCCTGGTAATGATAAGTTGTGAAATCATATGACCAAGTATCCGTAAATAACGTCTGGAAAGAATCAAAGAACAAATGTCTGTAAGCATAAAGAGTATGCCCTGGTTTCAGAGCTCTCAGGACGATCTGAACATTACGAGCCAGATTGAAAGGATCTTCTGAAGGGAACTTCTGGATAGGGATATCTACCCCATCAATTTCAACAGTTCCAGCTTCTTCACTGATGTTAATTTCAAAGGTAAACTGATCGTCACTTGTCCAGGCAGAGGTTCCTTTGAGCTTACGAGCTTCAATACCACGTTCGATTACTTCGACTGTGGCATCTGTCAGTAACTCAACACCATCCTTGATAACATCAGGCTTGGCTCCTTGAAGGAGCAGCAACACCATCCGTTGAAGGAAATCACGGTAGGTTAAATCACCCTCAATGTCAGGCCAACCGTCAGTTTTAGCATCTGGAAACACCAGGGAGCCGATAATCTGCCAGAGATACTCAGGCCGAGTGTAATCAGTGAAGGCATCTGCCATCATTTCTTGAGCAGTAATCTGGAAATCAGCAATTTCCTCTGCTGCTGACTGGAATTGAAGTGTATAGAATGGTCCAGACACCTGAGAGACATAGTTACTCGGCAGCACCTTCATGAATGCTGACATAATCCTATCAACTTGACTCCGAACAGCATTCTTCCTGTCTTGACTATCTTTCAGAGAAGACGGGTTCTGAGGTATCGATGACGGAAATAGATTTTTATCTTGTGGTTTATCAGCCATTAGCTACTACGCCGCCCTCCACTAACCATTGATGAGGAATCGGTATCCTCATCATAAGTGAAATCCAGATCCCCTAATTCGAGATATTGAATGGGGTTAGGATCAATATTCTTGACTCCTGTGTCACCAGACACCACATAAGTTACTAAGATATCATTGTCTAATGGGGTCACGGCTGTAGGAAGTGCCACTAACACCCTGTTTGCTGTAAGGTCAATCCGATACTGATAGATTTCTGCATCAGTAGCTCCTGGGTAACGAGCTGCCAAAGTGCTATCATCACTGTACCCATCAATGTCCATGCCACCGTTTCCGATGATATAAGCACCATAGGTACTTCGATTCAACGGAACACCATAACCGTCAGGTGTTGTGTTATACGTTGTCAGGGAAGTGTAGTTGAAATACACACCTTTAGACTCATTGAACTCACCACCACTATCAACACACCCAGACTCTAATTGGTTCTCCAGGATGTAAACTTTGACCAAATCAGTAGCCCAAGATGTGATCTCTGTGAAATCAATCTCAGTGTCTGTTAAAACAGGTTCCAGGAGAGCCTGAGAGCCGTCTGTACGTGTCATCTCGGTTAAAGGTACAACGACATAGGAAACTCCGTCAACTTCCTCTATAGCCCCGATAATGTCTGATTGTCTAACAGGAGTTCCGAGCTTGAAAGTCCCGAACAATCGAGAGAGTTCTGTCCGAACACTACTATCCACAACCGTCACATTACTGCTTTTCCTAGTGACGATAGTTGCCGTAATATCAACACCAATCGGGAAGGAGTCTTTAGCCAGAACGTCAGCCATAATATTCCGAGTAGCATCAAGATCCTGCTGGGCAGTTCCAACCAAGGAGTTCACCTCATAGGTAACAACAAAGTTCTCATCATGACTGTACTCTACTGAGATTGTCTGGCCTTCTATAAACCTACTCAGAGTAGTAGGTACGATGCCTAATGGGTAATCACCAGACTCATCCACGAATGAATAATCAGGTTCCTCATCAGGATTGTATGGGCCGTAGTATTCTATGGATCTATCCACGTTGTAAACTCGAACAGTAATTGGATTGATTCCCAGGTTATCCAGGTACTCAGTCCCATCTAATAAGACATGTCGTTCGTCGGCTACTTCAATAGGATCTCCTGAAGGTATCAGGATGTATTCATCTACTGGTTGAACTACCTGTAAGTAATCCCCAGACTCATCGGAACGGCCAAGATTTAAAGGCGGGCTGCCTGCAAAGAGCTTGTAATAATCAGAGTCTACAGCTCCAGTGGTTCCAACCAAGCTAGTTAAGGATCTGACTGGTTGACGTTGGAACACATAAGCATTACTCGTCCGATACCTGTAAGACCCCCTGAACTCATCTGTTAAGGCTATGTTGGCAGGGTCATTGTAATCAGCCGACAACTGAATCGTGTTGTAAGTCAGAATCTCAACATCTGTGAGATTAAATACTTTGCCTGTCGTGTCATCGGTGAACATAAATCCCCAGGCTTCATTATCTAACATCTCCATGATCGGGTTATCAGAAGACACCTCAGTATTTACTGCCCTGAATCTAAGGTCTGCTAAGTTCCCTACAGGTTCAAACTGACCACTTTTCACAATTTCAAAGGAAAATGCAAAGCTATCTTGGATTGTAGCCAGATTCTCACCTCGTATCCATACATCTATCTTACCACCTGTATGTTTACCAGTTTCAGGATTGTAATCCCGAAGCATCAGAGAATGGCCTGCATCTACCACAGTATTTTCTAACACACCACTAATATTGTTCGTAGTCTGCACATACCCTCGATACGTTCCAGTATCCACACCAGAGAGAACACCATCAGCCCTAGTGGCCAACTGGTGATTAGTTTCAGCATCTCGACCACCGTAGGTTGCAACGGAGTTATAACATAGCACTCCTGCTGGTCCACCTTGGAAAGACCTGATTTGTCCAGGAGCCAAGTTGCCAGCAGTACCTGAATTAACAGCCTGAATGAACAGTTGAACAAAATACCGTCCAGTAACAGGATCATAAGATGAGCCAATACCTGTCGAAGTAATGTAACCAGCAGAGGTAGTCCTGAATGTTTGAGTTCCAGTTGTCAGAGAGCCTAAAGGAACAAATATAGAAGTGACAGGTTTGGATGTGACGTATGCTGTAAGTTCACCACGAGCACGTGTCCCGACCAATCTAACAGCCCCTCGTTGAGAAGCCAGTTTATCAAAAGCATTGTCAATCATATTCTGCACGTCTGTATCAGATTGCAGATAGAAAGCCTGCTTCAAGGCCAGCTTATACGGAGAATTGGTTACTTC